ACAACGATCGAACTTGCATAAACGAAACCTTGTCCACCACTAATCTTGTCATCTGGATCAAACATGTCTTGCGAAGCATAAGTGTGATTTGTACAAACCATACCTACGTTGTAACTACCAAACATGTTAACACAATTACGCACTAAACTGGTAAGTGCTTTGGGTTTACGGCCCATGTCTCCCTTCATATCGCCAGCTTGGAACTGGTTAATGTCAGTGGGAGTAAGCAACATACCCAATGAGTCTATGACAAATAAGACCTTGGGACGTTCTGCCATTTCTTTGTACTCTTTCATGAATTCATGGATGGTTTTTGCCACATCATCGATCATGGCCATGTTGAGTTTAAGAAGTTTTTCTTCGCTAGTATCCACACCAAGTGCGTGTAGCCATGTTTCGTCCAGGGCATTTTCTGTATCGATCAAGATAACATAGATGCCCTGTGCTTGTGCATTACGCACTAGATTACCTGAACAGATAAAACTTTTACCTGCACCACTTTCGCCAGCAAACACAGTGACTTTACCTAGCGGGATACCTTTGTGGAAATCACCACTAATTAGATAGTTCAGCGTATAATTGCCTGTGCTGATCCAATCTGTTGGGTCATTAAACCCAACACCAAGTCCGTCAATTGACTTGGTTAAAGTTTTTCTAAACTTTGATAAATCGAACGCTTTAGTCGTCATATTAAACGTCCCTATCCATTTCACATGCTTCACGCACCAGTGAAACAACTTCGTCTAGTGTGTTGCACAAGATCTTGGCATTGACATAATCGCCCTTCTTGTTGCGTCCACCTGCTTCTACCATGAAGCCATTGTCGTACATGTTAATTGTAAACGACTCATTTACCTTAGTCAATTTGTCGCCAAATGACTTTACTAATTTTGCTGTTGCCATTGTTTTTCTCCTAAATGATGATATAAGGGGACCGAAGTCCCCTTACTTTTTACTTTTGACGATTGCGAATCATTGCCAAGATGTCTTGGGCACGTGAGTCACCACCTGCGGCTGCTTCAGCTTTTGGTGCGGGCGCCGGAGCGGCTTTGGCCACCGGAGCGGGTGTGTCATCTTCATCACTATGAGATGCTTGCGGAGCAGGAGCTGCCTTTGGAGCAGACTTGTTTGGATCACCAGTATTCTGGCTCATACCTGCTGGTTTGAAATATTGTCCCCAACGTTCCATGTCATATGATTCGCCGTCCACTGATGCTTCAAACATTTCTTTCATAACTTTCAATTCGACTTCGCCTGGCTTCTTAGGCAAGAAGTCACTCAAGTTAAACAGGCCATGTTGTTTAATAGCCGCATTTTCTTCGTCATTTAGTGGACGCTCACGACGTGCCCAAGAACTAGTTGAGTAGTCAGCGTATCCGCCTTTTGAACCTTTCTTCATGCGATAGTCCAATCCATGCACCAAGTCAGTTGGCAAATCTTCCAATTCTGGATCGACCAGTGCCGCACGGATGCTGGTAAAGATCTGTGGGCCAATAATGAATCGACGGATTGGATTTTCTGGTTTTTGTTCTTCTTTTAACCCATCTTCAGTTACGAAGCCTTGGAAAATATAACTGCGTTTCTTCCAATACTTACGGCCCATGTCTTCTAATGCTGGGTCTTTGAACCATGCACGTACTTCTGAAAGAATAGGACATGTGTCGCCATACATTTCAACGCATGGAACTTGTACTGTGATTTGTTTGCTTTCTGATTCGCCTTTGATACCTGCAAAGGGAAGTTTGATCATTGCACGTTCAACCCAGAAAAACGTATTGTCTGTGTTGCCGTCTGGAAGAAATCTAAGTGTAGATTCTCCGCCTTCTTTTAGATTCCAAAATGGGTAAATTGAATTGTCCCCACCTGTTCTATTGTCTCCTGAACCTTTCGATTCTGCTGCCTTGAGCTTTGCTCTGATTTCTGCTAAAGATGCCATAATTGTTCTCCTATTAATAGCCTTAATTTGCTTTATGTGCCTAATATTGTTTTACCACTTTGATAAAACAAAAAGTGCATATACACAGTATACGCACTTTTATTTAGTAAAGCAAGAAGAATTATGCTCTAAAACAGAGCAGTTTACTCAATTATCGTAAACCGGCGATCCTACGCATTTCGGCAATGGACTTTTCAAAACTTTCATCAACTTTTACACTACCATCTGGATTTCTCGGTGCATTGGCCATGTCTGCATCAGATATTCCGAGATCAACCGGGGATTCCGCAGGTGTTGGCGCAGGGGCAGTCGGTGCTTGTATCGCTCGCTCCCCTTTACTTGCTCTTGCTTCAAGAGCTGAAGTTATTTGATAGACTTTCTTCAGGGATTCTTGCGCTTGTGTTAGGGCGGCTTGTAATCCTTGGAATGATACTTCAGATGATAATATGACTGGCATGATATTTCCTTTTATCTATTTATTTATAATGTATTAAACTTACGATACGGGTAAATTCGTCGGCTTGAAAACCAACCGCTTCATTCATACCCAGACGCTGTTTTTCTGGCTCGTGTTGATTTGGTCCATTTTGCCATGTATCATCACGTGCTAATTGTTTAATACGTTCTTCTTGATCTCGAGTTGACTGATCTCTTGCATTAAAGTTATTGCGTTTATTACGTGCTTTTTCTGCGTCACTTTCGTCAGGGCCTTTGTTCCATATTCCGCTGTCTGATTTTTGAAGATTATCAGGTTTCTTATATCGGCCGGCGGCGATAGCGTCTAATGTATCGCCAGGTGCAATTTTGTAAGTACCAACTCCGGGTATATTCAATGTTTTTCCAACCACAATCGAGTTGACATTTGCAATATTATTGGCATGTTGGATAGCTTGAGCTTGAACAGTACCTTTGTAATCTAATTGCTTATCGTCCCAACTACCGGTGTTTTTAGCATCAATTCCAGGCTCAACTGCCGATGTTTTAGTCTTGGCCGATGTTGCAGGTGTGCTGTTTTTATCAAACCAAGTCTTGTCTAAGATAGCAATATAATCTCTTTGAAAAATACAGTAGCCGGCAGCACACCAGCGTCCATCGGCATTTTTTTCTAAATCTTTCCCACCAAACCGTTTGCCGTTATCGGACTCAGGTGACCATACTATCTGGTTGGCCTTTAAGATTGATTCGGCTGGTACGATGCTAGCGGAACCTTCATCAGTTTGCTGACGTTCTAATTGAACCATTTTTTCTCTTAGGCCAGCAGAGCGATTGGCCAGTTCATGTTCGGTTATAATTTTTTTCATATTATTTTCCTATTCCTGCAATTTTTAACATGTTTGCCAATTCCTGAGCTTCATTAAGCTTCATACCTTTCATCATGTTACCGATATGATTTCCAAAGTCTGCTGGATTAAAACTTCCATTAAAACCGGGCATGTTGATATTGTGTGGCCTTTGGCCGGCGGTAGCTGCCTGTATCTTTTGGCCCACTTGTGGCATGACTTGGCTGGCAAAATTCTTGAAATGATTCTGCATGCCTTGCGGATCATTTATATCAAACTTTGGCATTGCCGCGGTACTAGCTTGTGCCACAGGAGCAGGTGGATTGTCTTGCTTGAACTTGGCCAACATACCGTTGACATCAACATCGCCATGCTTTTCTGTAAAATCTTTCATCATGGCATCGAAGTCATCTTGCACATCTTCAACTTGCATAGTTCCAGACAACTGCTTGATTCTACCTAGTTCGTCATCCTTGCTAGGATCCATCTTTTCAATCATGTCAATAACTTGCTTGACATGTACTGGTTTTGCATTTGGATATTCACCATCTTTAAAACCTTTTAACACTTTAATCTTGGCACGTGTACCGCCAATTGTAAGATTCTTTTCTTCAGGATTCCAGAAACCTGCGATTGATTTTAATATGCTATGTATTGGATCTCCAGATGCTTCTGGCTTGTCCATTGTAATACCACATGCATCACATGCCTCACCTAGGGTCATTACTTTAAATCCAAAATCTAATCTAGTTTCTAATGTTGCGCCAGCTTCTAATGCTTTGATTAGCTTTGCTTTCAATCCGGCCATATTACCTATGCCTTCTCTGACAGGGGGAGCACCTTCGGGTGATGTCGGAGGAACAGCACTTGCATCTGGTGCCGGGGGGACAGCACTTGCATCTGGTGCCGGAGGAACAGCACTTGCATCTGGTGCCGGGGGAACAGCACTTGCATCTGGTGCCGGGGGAACAGCACTTGCATCAGGTGCTGGCGGTGCTTCTTCGGTATCATCACCACCGATCTCTTCATCGCTTGCTCCGCCGAAATCCAATAACGAAACTGCTCTAGCCAAGTCCTCGTGGTTGCGAGCCATGTCCTTTAATTCAAGTTCAATGACTGATCTAGCATCTAGGTCTGGATCCACGTCTTTCATCTTTGATAAAAATTCGGGATCGGGAATTAGATCTTTCAACGTATCGATAATGTTGATACCTGCTACACCGCCTTTTAGTTCTGTTTTAAAAATATCATTCAATTGTTTAACACTATCGAGTACTGTACTTTCGTTTTTATCTAAAATACCTCGACCTTCTTGGCCGTCTTCATCTTCATTAACAATACTGTCCATGAAACTTTCAAATTGGTCTTCCATTGTTTTGGCTTTAGGTCCAGGTAAACCTCTAAACTGTGCTGTGCCGCCGGGCATTATTGGACCGCCATGCAAGCTGTCGCGTTCTTCACCTGCTTTATTGTACAATTTACCGTCGGGTCCTTTTGTCAAGTACTCACCAGTTTGATAATCTCTAATAACCGAAGTTGATGCTTTCGGCTGTTGTGATGCTTGCATTTGTTGTAATGCCTTCATTGTGTCCGGACCAGGTTGTTCAACAGCCGTTGGTGTTCCATTTGTGACAATGATGTAGGGAGATTTTAGTATTGGGCTACCGTCCGGACGTTTATTAAATAAACTATAAACCTGAGTTGTTTTATCAAGTACTGCTGGCATTTCTTCAGAGTTTATGTCAACAGTTGTTAACACAAAGTCATTACCTAAATCTTGTTCACCTGCTTTAGGTTGTGCCTGTGGTGCTGTGATAGGCGGTGGAGATATTCTAGGTACAATTTTTCCAGTGCTATCTGCATCTTCAGCTTCAGCAAGTTCTTTTTCTTTCTTACTTAATTTTTCAGTTTCACGCCGGGCCTTATCACTCATATTAGTTACTTTGCCGCGGCCGTCTTTCTTACCGGCTTTCTTCCATTCGCCTTCTTCTCTCCAACTGACCACATTACCTTTTTCGTCTTTGGTTTCTGTGCGTTCTTCGTCTAATAAATCATCGGGGCTTATTTCTTTAATTGGAATATCTGATTCATCTACTAGTCGGAATATGTAAGGAAATGCTGTTTTTAGTTCTTCATTGAAAGTACGGATTGTCAGCCGATCAATCCAGTCACTCATAACATCTTCAGGGATCATCTGCTCTTCACGATCAGTAAATGCTTCTGCAAACTGTTCGTAGTAGGCTGTACGTTGTAGATTGTTTACTTCTTTTTTAACTTGTTCAATGCGTTCTAGTACCTTGCTGGTGATGTCTCCCATTGCTTCTGACAGTGCTTCGTTACGGCTCACATAACCTTTGAACTTGCGCAGTTGTGCTAGTTCTTCTGAAAGACTAATGATATGTTGGCCAATACTATCATAAGGATGGCCGCCATGTTTGATATGCTCTGCTAGAGCGCGAGCGCCATTGATGTGTTTGGCTGGATAACGGAAACGTTCACCCTGTGCATTTTCAACCCAGATATTTTCAATGTGCATTGAGCGGCCAGCGGCAAGATCTAAATTAACAGGTTGGCTATGTTTGATAATTAAAGTAGCTTCCCCGAGATCTTGATAACTCATTCTTGCTGTGCCGTACAGTCTATTTTCCATTATGGGTTCCATCATTTGTTGTTCCTTCTTTTTAGCTTGGAATGTGTAATCACGCTTGTCTAGATTGTTTTTTCCGATATTTTGAACATCAAAATTTAATAATCTATTTTTAGCAAATTGTCTAAAACTTCTTATAAATCTATAAGCGCCTGGATGTTTTTTCTCGGCGATATTACCGCTTACTTGAACTACTACACCATCTTCTTCATCTAGAGTGATAGTTATAGTTCCAACAGGTGTACCGCGTTCTTTGTATTCGAATTCAAAAAAACGTGCTAGAGGGATATCCTCTTTTTTACTCAGTACTTCTGCGTTTTCATCGCCGATTTCGATGTCGTTAAAACGGGTTTGTATCTTTCCGTAAAGTTCTTTAGCAATTTTATTTAAATTGGGTTTCATGTTATATTTATCACACGCCTGTAGATATGTATATGGGTAGCGGTGGCTCCCAACTTTCGTCGATTTCACCGGTTACTTTAAGAACTTCAAACACTCTAGGATCCCATTCTGCCAAAAGCACACTCATGCGTATGACCAGCAACAAACTAGCGACTAGATCATCATGTTGTCCGGTTTTGGCTTTAAAACTAGTACCTGCGGCAATAAACGATTTAAGCTCGCTGATCAATGCGCGGCTATAGATCTTCATTTTTTCTTCTTCTATGAGGAATTTTAGGCGACTACACGCGGCTATCTTGTTACCAAATGTGGTATTGAATCCCTTACGGAATTTACGTATATGCCCTTTTCTCAAGGGCTCTGATACAAACATTCCTGGAAATGTTTCTTCGCCTAGGTCAGCTATAACTACCAGTGCTGCCTCGCCTACTGTGTTATTTTCCACAGACCAGTAGATATTGTTGTAATTTTCAACACCAATTTCATCCTGCACATATTTTAACATGTCTCGGAATATCTTAACCTGTTGCTGTATTGGCGTAATATTATGTTGCCATTCTGCTACCTGTTCCATGCTGGGCAATTCAAATACTTGTATAGCACCGTAGTCACCACCTGTGCCTAGACTAGGGTCTAGCGCCGCAATGTAAAGATGTTGGGGCGACGGTTTCTTGTACCAGCGAACTTGTCCCATACGAGTGATAGGTTCCTTACCGATCATTTCTGACAGTTTGATACTGTTGATCAGCGTTTCATCATAGACTAAAAATTCGCAACCATATTCACGACGGAAACGTTCTTCACCGATACGACCCATCTCAACCTTTCGCCATTCTTCATCGCGATCCGGATGTTCGTGCCACTCTGCACGGAATCCGTGGAAGCCGTTCATGCCCAAGCCGTCTGCTCTAACATCTCCATACTCATCAAACTGATTTTGACTTTCCTTCCAGATAATAGCAAACTCGTCCTCGTCTGAATTAGGTGTGCTTGTGATAATCGCACGTCCACCAGTTGCTAGCGTTGGCGATATTGATGTCCAAAATTCTGTAGCAATGTTAGGCTGTACGAAAGCAAACTCATCGCAATATAGTAAGGATATGGACATACCACGACCGGTGTTGCCAGTAGTAGTAGCTGATACAATTCTTGATCCGTTGTCAAAGTCTATACTCCCCTTGTTATAACTTACTACGCCTGATCTAATATAGTCAGGGCATAGTTCGTATCCATAACGGATACGTTGCATAATTTCCTGTGAACCTGTGTACTTGTGTGCGGCTACCAGAATAGTCTGATCTGGATGAAACATGGCAAACCAAAGCAGGTATGCTGATGCACATGTAGTCTTACCACTTTGACGTGGTAGCATGTTAATGTTGAATCGAAAAGTGTGATAACTTTGTAGTAATCGTTCTTGATACTCAAAAGGTGCAAACAACATCTTGCCTTTGACAGGATGCTGGATATAGAAAAAGTGTTCAGCAAAGTATTGATACCCGTTAATGGGATCAGAACATTTTAACAAATGCTCAACTTGCTGTTCTGTAAACTTTTCTTTACTGTGCGCTTTTTTTGTAAGTACGCCGTCGAGTGATTTTGCCATATGCTTATTTACTGAAAAAAATAGACTCCGAAGAGTCTATTTGGCACTAGAAACAGAGTGCTAACTGCGACGAATTTTCTTCTTTTTATTGAATTTATCTTTTATGCGACCTTTGGCTTCTTCATCTGCACCATTGCGTCCGGCTTTTTGTAAGGCCTCAAAACCCTTCTTTCCATATTTTTTAATACCGGTATATCTTTGTAAACCATTTTCTGTAACAGTTTGCTCTTCAGATGCTTCTTTGATAGTGTCATATAGGCTTTGTAATCTTTGAACTAGGCCTTCTTGTAATGGATTTTCACCGCCGTTAACACGTAGACGTTTGACTGAACCTTTACTGTGCATATCGTCACCGTGGCGTGTAACTGAATCTATACCAAATTGGTGTGCATCGCTTCCGCCGGGGGCGCTGTTACCATAACTTTCATCGCCTGCACCGGCACCTGATTGTGCATCTGGATTAGCTAGCATATCTTCATCTGCTGTGCCTAGTACAATATCAACGTCGCCATCCATACTGTGTGGTTGTGCAATCATTGGTTCTTCGTGATCGTGATCATGATC